TAGACACTGCACTCGTTACGTGCTTCGTCGCTTCAGTAAAGAACTGAAGGAGTCCAACGGTATCGTTGGATGGAGCTCGGCGTTGTTTACCAACTAAGGTAAGGACGCGGGCATAAGCTTGATGAGTGTACTCACACCATTTCGTTTTAAAACAACGATCAGGATGCGGGTAAACATCATTAGGCCACCATCCAAACGCTCCTGCTCCATGCGCTACACTTGGGATGTTTGAATATCCTAAGTGTTCGACTTGCTGCCTTATATAGTGAGCCGTAGCAAAATAACCTGATTGGATCAGATTATTATGCACGTCCACCGACGAGGCAATGGAGCCGGGTCGGCTACGCCGTGGAACGTCCATGATATTGTTTACAGTCACATCGTGACCGGAAAACGCATCAACACCGCAAGACTCTCTGAAATTACCATCTCGGAAAGTCTTATCGGGGTTCACCTTGAGACCAAGGTGATGGAGCAGATCCACAAGTAGTCCAGACGAAGCGCTTGGTGAGATGATATCATCACCAAACACTCGGACCTGTTTCTTGGCCAGTAGTCTCAAGTTCTCGAAACTAACCTTAAGCTTGTTAGTATGAAACTCACAAGCTAAGGCAGCAACGAGAAAAAGAATCGACTGAACAGGAAATGTAGTGGCGTTTCCCATTGTAGAGTACTTCTTGAGCAAAGTATGCGCAGGAGAGTACCTACATATATCTTGAACAAGCGAAAAGGACCGAGAAGCCCTCATCGCGTGTAGCAAATTAGGGGAGCGACGGAAAAGTCGCCCAACTAAGTTGCAAGATATACGATCAGACGCACTCGACAAATCAATCGTCGAGTGCGACTTATCGATGGAGGCTTTCAGTGCGAGAGAACCGCTTAAACCTTGATCTCGGAAAGAGATAAAGGGTGAAAGACGGGACTTATGCACACGATTGTAAAAGAAGTCTCGAATCGCCTGCTGACACCATTGATTAGACACACACTCAACGGCAATAAGCCGTGGAGTGGTGAATGTCTTTGGGACAGCGGCGAGTCGTGCCGGATGATCGAAATCAACCGGTAACTTGTTTACAAGAACGTTGTCAACCCAACACTGATAATTGGAAGCTCCAAAATCAGCATAGGGAAAACAGCGTTCAAGCCTAAGGCTCCAGCTTGGGAATGAATACTTATTCACACCAAACGGGGAGTCAGAAACAGCACCAGGTCCATGCTTCACTTTCCAATCACGAGGGACAAAGTCACCCATCTCAGCAGAAACCATATCAGCTACACGCTGCATGGTATCTAGGAGAGTTAGAGA